AAACAGCCAGCCAAACGCACCGGAAGAATGTTCTCGGTGCCACCACCATCATGCGCGGCGGCATCCGTCTGTGAACGATGCCCTGCTACTCACCCCTCCAAGGGTGGAAATCCCGCGTCACGACCATGGCGGGGAAGCGGGAAATAGTCTTCAACCCTAGCTATGGCTTCCCCGACCTACCCGTTACCGTTCCTTGTGGGCAATGTCTCGGTTGCCGCCTGGAACGGTCTCGGCAATGGTCGGTCCGTCTCATGCATGAAAACCAGATGCATGAACTTTCAACCTTCGTCACGCTCACCTATGACGACGAAAACCTGCCCGAATCGGGCTCCCTAATAAAGTCTCACTTCCAGAGCTTTATGAAACGTCTCCGCAAGTTCCACGGATCACAAATCCGCTTCTTCCATTGCGGCGAATACGGCGAAACCACTCGCCGCCCCCACTATCATGCAATCCTGTTCGGCATTGACTTTGCCGACAAAAAACCGCATTCAAAAAACGTTCAGGGCGACCAAATCTATACGTCTGAAACCTTGGCCAAAATCTGGGGCAAAGGACATTGCTTAATCGGCGCGGTAACTGATAAATCCGCTGCCTATGTCGCCCGGTACATCATGAAAAAAGTAACCGGAGAAAAAGCGAATGAACATTATCAAAGCCTCAACCTCGCTACTGGGGAAATACATAGTCTCACCCCGGAATATGTCACCATGTCCACCCGTCCAGGCATCGGATATTCATGGTTTAAACAGTATGCCAAAGATGTATTTCCATCCGACACTGTTATCATCCGCGGAAAAGAATCTCTGCCGCCCAAGTACTACCTTCGAAAGCTTGCTGAAGAAAGTCCTAAGGCTCAAAAAAGAATCACTGCAAAAAGAATCAAGCGCGCTAAAAAATGTGCGGCTGACTCAACACCCGACAGGCTCCGCACTCGACTAGCCGTCAAACAATCCCAAATCTCACAACTCAAAAGGAAACTGTAAATGAACAAAGTTATCTGCTCTGTGCGTGACATCACCGCCGACGTCTATGCAAATCCCTTCACGTCGCAAAACGCACAAACGGCCATGCGAGACTTCGCGCATGCTTGTCGCGATGAAAACTCGCAGCTCTACAAAAATCCCGAGGATTTCCAGCTCTTTCAGCTTGGTACTTTCGATGACGATCTCGGCGTCATCGTTGGACACGAACCGAAACTTATTGCAAACGCAACCCAATTCCAAAAAGGTGACTAAACATGAAATCCGTGATGACTCATCAGTTTTCACAAGTTCCGAAAGCTGAAATTCCTCGCTCTACCTTCGACCGTTCGCACGGCTTTAAAACCACGTTCGACTCGGGCTTGCTTATCCCGTTCTTAGTCGACGAAGCTCTTCCGGGAGATACTTTCAATGTGCGTCTTACCGCTCTTGCCAGGCTTGCCACCCCTATTTTTCCTGTAATGGACAATATGTTCATGGACACGCACTTCTTTAGCGTGCCTATGCGTCTAGTCTGGGATAACTGGCAACGCTTCAACGGCGAACAGCCTAATCCTGGAGACTCAACTGATTTCACTATTCCGCAAATGGTGGCGCCTGCTGGCGGTTATGCTGCTAATACTCTGCATGACTATCTGGGCCTTCCTACCGGCGTAGCTGGTATCTCTCATTCTTGCCTGTGGCATCGCGCCTATGCGCTCATCTGGAACGAATGGTTCCGAGACCAAAACCTGCAAGACGCGATCGCTGTCCCCAAGGGCGACGGTCCCGACCTGCATACGTTCTATGAACTCCAGCGGCGCGGCAAACGTCACGACTACTTTACTTCCTGCCTCCCTTGGCCTCAAAAGGGCGAAGGCGTAACTATTCCGCTTGGTGGTAGTGCGCCGGTCACGGGAATTTTTCACAACACTACATCCGCTATCAATGTCGGTACGGGTAATTATCTCGACCGTGATGGCGTTGTTCTTCCTAGTGGAACTACAGGTTGGGTGTCGGCCGACGCTAATAATCAGATCGGTTTCGTATCTGATGGCGCTGGCAAGATGGATGTCTATGCAGACCTAACTGCTGCTACTGCCGCTACGATTAATTCACTTCGGCAAGCTTTCCAAATCCAAAAAATCTACGAAAGGGACGCTCGTGGCGGTACGCGCTACATCGAACTTATTAAGTCCCATTTCGGGGTTACTTCGCCGGACGCGCGCCTACAACGTCCGGAATATCTCGGCGGCGGCTCGACGCCCATCAACATCACACCAGTTCCACAAACGTCGCCTACTGGGACTTACGCCAACACTCCACAAGGCAATCTTGCTGCTTTCGGCCAAGTCGCTATACGCAATCATGGCTTCACCACGTCGTTCACGGAACACTGCCTTATCATCGGCCTCGTTTCCGTCCGGGCCGACCTCACGTATCAGCAAGGCCTCGATCGCATGTGGTCTCGTAAAACCCGCTTTGACTTCTACTGGCCAGCGCTCTCTCATATAGGCGAACAGGCCGTTCTGCAACAGGAGATCTTCGCGTCTGGCGTCCCTGCTGAAGATGAAATCGTGTTCGGCTATCAGGAACGCTACGCGGAATATCGCTACAAGCCTTCCCGCATCACTGGCGAGTTCCGCTCGAACTTCGCTCAATCTCTCGATGCTTGGCATCTGGCGCAAGACTTCGCAACTGCTCCAGTTCTCAACGGGGACTTCATCCAGGACAACCCGCCTATCGACCGCATCATCGCGGTTCAAGACGAACCGCACTTCCTGTTCGATTCCTACATAAAAATGCGCTGCGCTCGTCCAATGCCTGTCTATGGCGTTCCCGGCCTCATCGATCACTTCTAACCCCATAGGCCCCTTCGGGGGCCTTTCTTCTGGAGCATAAATATGGACTTCGGTACAGTCGCGGGCTACGCCTCGCAAGGCCTCCAAATCCTATCCTCCGCCAAGTCTCTCTTTGGCGGCGGCGACGATGATGGCGGTATGTCAAATAAGGAATACGCCAAACAATTCGCATGGTCTGCCAAATCAGCACGCGAAATGCCAGCACAACAAGTTATCGGCATGCGTGCGGCAGGACTTAATCCCATGCTGCTCGCAACAAAAGGACTCCCCCCGGCGCCCGGCTACACTGTAGAGCCGGGCCTAGAGACAAAAATGTCCACCGCTAAACAAGTCGCCGGCACTCAAGCGGCTCTTGCCGCTGCTTCAATCGCCAATCAATCTGCCCAGGCGAAACTCTACGAAGCGCAAGCGGAAAACGTTCAAGCGGATACGCTTGTTAAACAAAAACAACCTGCGAACATCGAGGCCCAAACGGGCCTCTATCGCTCAACCGCCCTAATGCATGACATAACCGGCACTCTCGTCGGTCAACAAAGCATGACCGAAACCGAGCGGACTAAGCTCGTCAAGGCGGAAGCCTTTCTTAAAGACTTTGAAGCCAAAGTCGTACAACAATACGGCCCTGCAAAGGCCGATCTCATCTTTCGCCAAATCAAAGCTGCAACTCAAGAGGGCGAAACTGCGGCCGCAACAGCCAAAGGCCTGGAGGACGCTTACAAAAACATACCTCCCGAACTTGTGTCGACAATTCGCATCATTCGATCAATATTCCACCCGGGTTCTCCGGGTCGTTATCTCTCTCAATAAAATTTAGGCCGCAAATAATCGCGGCCTTCTCGTTTGGAAAAATCACTCGGGGTGACGGGTTCACCGTCACACCGAAATCGCCCAGAGGGCGAAATCTCAACTAGCACGCTCCACTCAAATCTCTTACTACCTTCACCAAGGAAAAAACCATCATGTCTAAACAACCTCGTAAACTTCAACCTCAAAACACTCCCTTCAAAGACGCTTACAGCGTTAAACCTCGCGTGCAACTACACTTCAAAGGGGAATCCCGCACAAAACAATCCTTCAAAGACGAATGCGACGTAAATCGCATCGTCGCCCGGTTCCAAGCAACCGGACAACTTCCGAACATCAACGAAATTCCACCTCAGTACCTCGACGTCACGGAGATGGACTTCCAAGCACACCAAAACTTCATCGCCGAGGCTCAAACCATGTTCCAAGAACTGCCCTCGGCAATCCGAACCAAGTTCGAAAACTCACCCGCCAAATTCCTGGACTTTGTCTCCCATGAAAAAAACCGTCCAGAACTGGCGGAAATGGGCCTTCTAAGGCCGATCAAAGAGCCGGTAATACCCATGCCTACCCCAAGCCCCCAAAACGCTCCTAGCGCCTCTAATCCAGTCTCACTCCCTTAACCGAATTTGCAATCTTAAAAAAAGGGCTTGACCGTCACTCGGGTCTATATATACTTGATGTCAATAGACCCAGTGACACCACGTCACTCCCTCTAGAGCACTCGAAGATGTCTCTAAACACTATCCTCTTGATTTTCTTACTGAAAGGATTTCCAAATGAAACGCAGCCGCATGTCCTCAAAATCGAGCAAAAAA